TGGTTCCGGGGATCGAAACGATCGCCGGGGAGTTCCCCGCAATCGCGGCGGACGATGACCTTCCGACAATCGCCGGAAAGATCAACAAATGGCAGCAGGACGCAATCGCAAAGATTGAAACATACATCCTGCAGTCGAAAATCATTTCAGAATTTCCGACAGATGAATTCGATCCGGAGGATCCGGACGATCCTATCACGGAAGAACTGACCGGCGAAGTTATTTCAGCCCTGTTAGCGTACACGATGAATCAGAACATTTTGTCCGTGACAGCGGATCACGGAACCCTTCAGGCGGATTTCGCAATCCAGAAGCGCGAACAAATGGCTTCATACGGCTATTTCGGCGCAGAATTCGCACTTGATGACCTTATGGCGTTAGTTCGCGCCGGAAAGTGGGACAAGTTCGCGATCGGCGACATTTTCACGGAAACAACAACCGCCGGGGAAAAGATCGAATTCGAGGTCACAGGAAAGAATTCATATTTGCATTGCGGGGATCAGGGAAACGGATTGACCGCGAATCATATTGTTGTTTCGCCCCGTGACTGTCTGCAGACATATTACAAATTCAATTCGACAAACACGAACGCGGGCGGATATGCCGGTTCGCTTATGCCCGCAAACCTTGAAACCGAAGCGAACAAATTCAGTTCAAAGTTGCAGGGATATATGACATCGATCCGCCGTCTGGAAAACAACAAAGGCGCGTGGGCGTGGGCGTCAAGAAGAATATTCCTTCCGGGAAATCCTGAACTTGTAGGGTTCCACGGTTGGGCGGACGCATACGACGGCGGCGCGTTCAATCAAATGCCGTTGTTCAGGGGCGGAAACGCGCACCTTCTGAAGGGTTCAGGTTACAAGAAGGGCAAGGCTGCCCGGATGTGGTACTGGACTGCGGATCCGTCGGCTGCGTACACGACCGGCTTTTGCTTTTTCAACGCCAGCGGCGGCAGCCGCAACTCCGCCGCGAGCGACGACGGCGGGATCGCCCCGTTCATCGTTCTGTCGTAAGACAGATAATCCGACAATCGCCCCGCCCGACAGCGGCGGGGCATATATGCCGGTCATCATAATACAGAAAGGAACAGAAGAAAAATGTCCGTTCCCACATGGAAACAAACAGCGTCGAAACTGGACGCGTTTTCAGAAGCCGTCAAGTTGCGGCATATCATAACACAAATGATCCTGCGGGATTTTGGACTGAAACGGGACAAATTCACGGCGTTGATCGGTCAGAATACGCGCGACAAATATCCTGAATTGAAACCGCTGATCCAGAGGATCGACGCATATCAGAACGAAGTTGAAAAGGCGCGGCTTCTGAAACAATATGACGACGATTTCGTGAAATACATCCGTCAAAGACTGTTCGACCATTCGTCAGAACTGATCGCAAACATAGCGGCGGCGAATGAAATTCAATGCAAGATAGCGGAAGAATTCAAGAAAAGGATCCTGATCGAGGATGACGCGATCGGCGATATCGCAAAGATCCGGCAGGACGTGCTATTTGTAGAAGAATTTTTCAACATCGACCTGTCGCGATATATGGAATATAGCGAACAACTGGAACTGACGTCGAAATATCTGTATAAATGGAAAAAGTCAACCGTCCGGGATTATGACGAATTTTTACACCCGGAAAAGAAGGCGGCGCGTCTGGCAAAGGAACAGGCGCGAAAGAATCGCCGACAAAGGAAACAATGAAAACATCGGTTATATGTTGATCGTCCTGCCCGGATGTGGTACTGGACTGCGGATCCGTCGGCTGCGAACACGACCAACTTTTGCAATTTCAACAACAACGGCAACAGCAACAACAACAACGCGAGCAACGACGGCGGGATCGCCCCGATATCGTCAAACAAGGCGGACAGGATGAAAGATTCCGGGATCCGCCGAATACAGAACGATAGGAACGTATGACCGCAGCGGAAACGCTGAAATTTGTCGCCTGACGCCTGGAAGTGCTTTTTGAATCACACTTCGTCAGACTATCAGCGGGCGTTATTTATGAGAATATGGAAAAACCGACATACAAAGATTTATGTGATCCGAATGTCCTTATGGACGCCGCGAAAAAGTGTATGAAGGGCGTTATGTGGAAATATTCCACGCAGGCGTTCTATCTTGACAGGATAGAACGAATCAGGATCACGAAGGAAAGGTTGGAAAGACGGGACAGGATGTCAGACGGATTCGTTCAATTTACTGTCTGCGAGCGTGGGAAACGGCGCGAAATCAGATCAATTCATATCAATGAACGCGTCGTCCACAGGGCGGAAAATGACGTTGTTCTGGTTCCGGTTCTTCGTCCGAAACTGATCTATGACAACGCGGCGTCACTTAAAAACCGGGGAACACATTTCGCCCTGAAACGCCTGAAGGTTCATCTATGGCGATTTTATCGTCAGAATAAAACAAATGACGGCTTCGTCCTTGTCGGGGATCTACACGGATATTTTGACAACGTGGATCACGATGTCATATTCCGGGAATATTCAAAGATATTCGGATATGATCCGGATATTGTGAATCTGACAATGGATTTCATCGACGCCTTCGGCGTCAAGTCGTTAGGATTAGGATCGCAAGTGTCACAGATGACGGCGGTTTTCTATCCGAACCGGATCGATCACTATATCAAGGAACAGTTGAAGATCCGGGGATATGGTCGTTATATGGACGACTTTTATCTGATCCATGAATCGAAGGAATATCTGGCGGAATGTCTGAAAGAGATCCGGCGGATGTATGCCGAAATCGGAATTGAATTGAACGAAAAGAAAACAAAGATCGTCAGACTGTCAGATGAATTCAAGTTCCTGAAGGTCAAAACGCGATTGACCGACACCGGGCGCGTCGTAATGCGTCCGGATCGCGGGACGATCACAAGGGAACGGCGCAAATTGAAAGCCCTGCGCCGGAAATTGGACGAAGGACAGGTCACGTTCGAGGATGTAAAACAGGCGTTCAATTCATGGAAGGGGCATATAAAACATTTTGATTCATACCGCACGACGCGGAATATGGATAAACTGTTCAATGAACTGTTTCAAACGGAGATCAACAACGAAAAGAAAGGAGTTTCAAACAATGGGAAGATCAAAAAATTCAGGGGAGAATTCAAACGATACGAATTTCCCGAACGTGTCGATCCTGCTGAAAGACGGCACAGAATTGAACGTCGTTCAGAACGGAACAACGTATGAATCGGGCGAGGTCATCAACAGGGCGTTATTGACAGACGAAAATCTGTCACAGATCCAGATCGACGGCGTGACATACCGAAACATGAAACTGATTTCCCTTTATCCGTGGGATGAAGGATCCAGATTCGCGATCCGCGAGATGACCGAACAGGAAGTCGAAAATAAAGACCTGAAAGCACAACTTCAGGCAGCGGAACAGAGCGTCGCAGAACTGACAGTCCTTGTTTCGGGATTGTTAGGTGTATAAAAGAAAGGAGATCAGGACGATGACATTCACAAAGGATTCAGGACTTGTCAAAGTATGGGTTAGACTGGTTCAGAATGGAACATATACACGCGAACAGGTTCCCGTTTTATACAACCTTCGCGAAGTCGTCTATGAGGTTTTAGACGAACAGGAAAGCGGCGCAGCCGCCTAAATTGCCGGAAGCGGATCCGGCTTCCGGATCTTTTCCTGAATATCCCCGGCGGGACTGACGAAATTTCGTCACACCGTCGGGGTTTTGTTTTACATAATAAGGGTGTGAAAGCGATAAAACCGCGAAAAGAAAGGGAATTTTTGACTATATGGAACAGGAATATTTGACAAGAAGGGAACATGAGGAATTCGCCCGCAGAATGGAATCTGAAAACGCAAGAATCAAAGACGAAAACGACCGTCAGAACAAAAGGATCGGCGTTGTCGAAGAATCTATGAAAGAATTCAACCGTTTAGCCTTGCAGATAGAACGGATCGCCGTTTCTATCCAACAGATGACGGAAGAAATATCAAAACAGGGGACACGCCTTGAAAGTATAGAAGCAAAGCCTGCGAAGCGTTGGGACGCCCTGATCGGGGGACTGATCGGCGCAATCGCCGCAGCAATCGGGGCGGCATTTATGGCAGGGATTGTCAAATGACGGGAAAGAAAAGAAAAACAGAAATGTCAAAGATCCTTCTGATCGTGTCGGATGTTATCACATCCGTGACGGTCATCTTGACGTTTGTCGCGGTTTTCTGGATGAAAGATATTTCGCCCCTTGCGTTCCTGATCCCCGGCGTGTTCGGACTGTCAGGCGTGGCGCATGGGTTTTATTTTTGGAAAGCAAAGGCGGAAAACCTTCACAAATTCGGACAGGATAACAAAATCACAATGTCCGGGAACGATGATCCTTCCGGATCCGATTTTGACGGCGGATCCGTCGGATAGATAACAAAGAGTGAACAAAAAGGGAAAGGATGTGAAAACATGGATCAAACAATGGTCGAGATCTTGAAACTTGTCATCATGGCGGCGGCGTGTCTGATCGCCTACACAATCAGGGCGGATGTCATTCCGTTCATCCGTCAGAAAATGACGGCGGAACAGTTCAAGGCAGCGCAGGAAATGGCGGAAATGTTCGTCTATATGGCGCAGCAATGCTTCGGCGACAAGTCCGGCGCAGAACGAAAGAAAATCGTCAGGGACGCGTTGTCGTCCGCGCTTGAACAATGCAACATCAACCTGACAGATCAGTTCATCGACGACATGATCGAAGCGGCGGTCAAAGGAATGAAGATCGCCGAATCAGGGAACCAGAAGGAAAGCAACTGAAAGGATGTGAAAGCATGGCAACAGCAACACAACAGAAGGCGTTCATAATGCAGATCGCGCCACTGATCGTCAAGTATGCAAAGGCGAACGGGTACAAATGCGCGTCGGCGGCAATCGCGCAGGCGTGTCTTGAATCTGGTTATGGACTGTCGTCCCTTGCGGCGAAGTATCATAATTATTTCGGCTTGAAATGTGGTTCAGCGTGGAAGGGCGCGTCCGTCAATATGCGAACAATGGAAGAATACAAAACGGGCGTCCTGACGGCGATCAAGGACAATTTCAGGGCATACGCCAACATGGAAGAAGGCGTGAAAGGATATTATGATTTCATAGCATATTCCAGATATAAGGCAGTCAGAGGTTGCGCGGATCCGGAATCATATCTGAAAGCGATCAAGGCGGCAGGATATGCGACGTCATCGACATACGTCCAGAACAACCTTCGCGTTGTATGGGCGCATAACCTGACCGAATGGGACGCTGCCCTGAATGGCGGCAATATGCCGACATCGGACACAGGCGTCGGACAGGCTTCAAACGCGCCGGAATATGAGATCGGCAAGATATACACCTGTCAGGTCGAATTGAATGTCAGGACGGGAGCCGGAACGGGCAGCAGGAAAAAGACACACGCCGAACTGACGGCGGACGCAAAGAGGAACGACAAAGACAAGGACGGCGCGATCGACAGATACACAAAAGTGACTGTTCTTGACATCCAGAAAGACGGATCCGACATCTGGATCAGAATTCCTTCCGGTTGGATCGCCGGATATTGGAAGGGGAACCGTTACGTCGCATGACGCGGCGCGGAAATACAAAAGAAAGGGGGATCCAGTCCGCAAGAAAGGCGCGGGCGGTAACTATCAACATTTACTTTCTTTTGGTCGAATATAAAGGATAATCATATCACGGATGAAAGGCGACTGTCAAAAAACAGTCGCTTTTCTTATGGGTTTATGTTAGAATATCCCACGATATCACAAAAAGAAAAGAGGATCAAACCATGTCAGGATTCAATGATGAAATAAAGGAAATAATCGACGGAATGGATCTGAACAGTCCGCCGCCGGAAAATGAACCATATCGTCAGTATTGGTTCATTAAAAAATGCCGGGAAATAGTAAAAAAGAAATCGGACGAAATCGGTCGCCCCTTGTCTGCGTGTACGGTCACCATGGGGTGTCAAATGAATACTGAACACGGGAAACGAAAAGCCGCTAAAACAGCGGCTTTTTCTTATGGTGTAGTTTTTAGGGACAAAGGGGAAAGGAAAAGGGGACGGATCAGTCCTTCAGGACGAACCGGTTCCGAAGTCCGTTCTTGAACACGATTTCGACCGGGTATGATTCGCGGATGACAATATGATCGATTATCAGATTGACAAAGTTCTTCAGGACGCTTTTTTCAACAGCCGCCGCAAAATCTGAATAAACAATATGATCGGATCCCTGCAGGCGGTAAGACAAAAGAAACGACGACGCGGAATTGACGAAGGACAGTTCCGCCGCTTCTGAATATGATTCATCGGTCAGGGCGTCGGCGATCTTGTTATTGACCGCCGTCAACTGTTCCGTCAGATCCTGCCGCGTCGAAAGATATTCGGATTCAGGAAGGGCGTTGTCGTCGAACAAATACGCCTTTTTGAGCCGGTCAAGGGCGCGGGATAGCCTGGACGCTTCCGCCCGAAGTCCTGACAGTTCGGTTTCATCCTTTTGACCGCGATCCGGGGGCGTCGGGATGTATGACAGACCTTTTGACGGCGCGATCGTTCCCCTGATCGCCTGATATACGACATCCAGATCCGCCGGATCGATATTCCGGATCCGGTCGAATTCTTCCCCGGACAACAATATCCGTTCGACATCCGCCGGGGACTTTATCAGGGCGCGGGATTTCGTCGCCTGAACCAGATTCCGAACGTAATTGAACACGAACGCACCGATCAGGACGTCGGAACAATACGCCGCGTCGCAGGAACGGTACACGCGCCGGTTCGTGCAAACATAAAGGGACGGTTGAAATCCGTTCAGACGCTTTTTGTCGAGTGTCGAAACCTGAAAGGACGCCCCGCATTTTTCGCAAGTCAAAAGTCCGTTCGTGAATATGTGGACGCGTTTCTTGACGTGGGGATTGTGGGCGATTGCTTTTCCGTTCTCTTTTATCACGGCGTTGACACGTTCCCACAGATCCGGATCCACAAGTGGCGGGAACACACCCGGAACATAGACGACTTCGTTGTCCGGTTTCTTCTGTCCACGCGCGGATCCGCGATAATTATATCTGTAATCGCCTTTATTCATGGGATTTTTCAGGAAGTTCAGGATCGTTGATGTCGTCCATTTTCCGCCGCGCTTCGTCTGGATGTCGTGTTCATAACAATAATCGCGAACCTTCGCAGTCGAATGGGTTTCATCATATACGCGATAAAGCGTCCGCGCTTTTTCTGATTCGACCGGATCATGTTCCGGGAATTCTGTTTCCGTGTTCCATTTCCACCCGTAAGGCATACGCGCCCCGTTCCATTTCCCGGACATTGCGCGGTCGATCATCACGCCCGTGACGCGTTCTGATGTCAGTTTCCGTTCCAGTTCAGCAAAAACAAGAATGATCTTCAGAACGGCTTCGCCGATCGCCGTTGACGTGTCAAATTGTTCATTCAGGGAAATGAACGTGACGCGGTATTTCTTGAATTCGTCATACATCATCGAAAAGTCGATCAGATTCCGGGATATTCGGTCGATCTTATAAACGACGACGTGGGACACTTCCCCGGCGCGGATCTTTTTCATCATCCGCAGGAACGCGGGGCGGTCGGTATTTTTGCCGGATTTCCCCGCGTCCTGAAACAGTTCCGTGTTTTCGGCGTGTAAAATATGTTTACAATATGCCGTCAGTTCCTTCTTCTGGAACGGCAGGGAATCCTTGTCGATCTGATATCCGGTCGAAACGCGGGTATATAATGCGACAATCTTTTTCTTTTCATTCATGGCTTGATCCTTTTCTGATATTAGTTCATATTCTGGCAGCAGGACGCGACAACAACGTCGTCAAAATCAGACAGATCGGACACGTCGCGGATTGAAGCCTTCCAGAACCGCGCCTGTTTGTTCTTTTGAGCAGAAAAACGCGGATCATCCGGCGAAATATCCAGTCCCCACACGGCGACGGATATCCACCGGGCGCGGGGCGTGTACTTAAAACGCAGGAAATCATTATCCCCGACACACAAAGACAGATATTCGTCCGCCCGTCGTTCAAGCGTGACAGGGGCAGCAGGGGCGGATTTCCCTATAATCTGGATGAAATGATCCGCGATCGCCTTGTCGTCGTCTGTCAGGTTCAGATCCTTGTCAAATTGCGACTTGATGACGGCTTCGCCCTTCTCATAATCAAAACCGATAGAAATTCCGTTCATTTTTACACCTTCCTTCCTTGAAAAATATTATTGATCTTTTATACCGACGGAACGAAGAATCAAAGACCGTTCAGCAGGGGACAGTTCCCGGAACCTGACGATCAGTTCATGTTCGATTCCGTTCAATAACAATGTCGTGTGATCTTCGCGCCCGATCAGATAATCCGTGTCAACATTGAAAAAGTCGGCGATCATTTCGAGCGTTTCAAAACCGGGTTCCCGGACGCCGCGTTCCCATTGCGACACGGCTTGTTTTGTCAGTTCCAGACGCGCGGATAATTCTTCCTGCGTCAACTGACGTTCTTTTCGCAATTCCCGAAGCCTTTTTGCAAATTTCGATCTATCCATATTTCAGAATCCTTCCTGTTAAATAATCGGCGCGTTTACTTGTATTATAAACGAACTGATTATAAAAATAAACAAAAAGATTATTTTTTTCTTGACATCGAAATTATGAATCATTAAGATAGTAAACAGATAGATTATTTTTGAACGCCGTCAAAGGTTTCAGGAAAGGAGAGAACGACAATGAATGAATCTATCCAAGCAAAAGAAACAGGAGAACGTCTGCGTCAGTTAAGAGCAGACCGCCGTCAGGCAGAAGTCGCGGAAGCCGTCGGCGTGTCAACTATGGCGATTTCACAGTATGAAACCGGAAAAAGGATCCCGCAGGATAAAGTGAAGGTTAAACTTGCGCGATATTTCGGTCAATCCGTGGAATCACTTTTTTTTAGTCAAAAAGTAAACAGTTAGATTATTTCAAAAAAGGAGAATCAAACCATGAACGAAGAGAAGGATATCCGGATCTGTCCGGTATGCGAAAAGGAAGTCGATCGGGCGGATATGCAATTCACAAAAGACTGTCACGGAATAACGTTCCGCCTTGTCTGCTTCAAATGCTATTCGCGACTTATGGCGAAGGGTTACGACGGGGAATATTACGACGAACGCGACGAACAGATCGAAGCGGACTATTAGAAAGGAGATCCAGACGATGACAAGGGAATATTTCGATCCATATCCCGGCAGGATATACAAGAACAACGGCGGCGGTCAATTTATCTGTATAGCGTCAGCGGATGACACATATTCGGCAGTCATGAAAAACATTGAATCCGGGTGGACGTTCACGGCGAACGGGATCGGGATCTATGAGGACGGGACGATCGACTGGGATTATTCGACGGGCGGATATTTTGACAGCCTGAAAGACTGGGAACAGCGGGTGAAAGTATTAAACCGCGCCGTGAACACATTCGGCAAAAACGCACAGGTTGACATGATGATCGAAGAAATGTCGGAACTGACGAAGGCACTTCTGAACGAACGTCGGGGACGCGCGAACAATATCGCCGAGGAAATCGCCGACGTGAAAATAGTTCTTGAACAAATGGAAATCATATTCCAGAACGGGGAAGAAGTGAACGAGATCATCCGGCAAAAGACGAAACGCCTTGACAAGATTCTTCAGGACAGGGGCGAATGACAAGGATCAAAGCAATTCCGGGGATCATGTGGGCGTCTGACATCCTGACAGGTCAGAAACCGATCCCGGAACAGAACGGGGAACAGTCAGGAAAGGGCAGCGGGAAAGGATTCAAGGATATATTCGATCGCGCTTGTCAGAATTTGAAAGGATCAGACCATGAACAAACAGGAACAGACAGATCAGGCAGCGGAAACAACAAGGAACAACAATCCGATCGAAATCTGTTATCAGACGAACCGGGACACGGCGGAATATTGCCTGCGGATCCTGAACTGGTTCTTCGATCAGAATCCGGATCATTATCTGGTACAACG